CAAGACCATATTCAGCAAGGAACAATGAATTATCAATCGAATAAGGCAAAACCAGGATCAATTCTTGCTATTTTAGAAGAAGTTTCACAGGATAAACTTCAAGAGAATGACATTTCACTATCAGGTTCTTCTTCTTCGCAACCTGTTTCAACAGAAAAGAAAGGGATGCAACGAAATCAATTGCTCAATGAATATTTACAAATAGAAGATCCATCCATGGCTCGAAATACAGTAGACGATTATGATGATCCATGGACTCTTTGCGATGAATGTGGAAATGAAATGAATATGTGTTTAAATGAAGCTAATCTGACATGTTCTAAATGTGGTCATCAAGAATTTATTTTGGTAGATAGTGATAAGCCGTCCTATAAAGATCCACCACGCGAAGTATGTTACTATGCATATAAGAAGATTAATCATTTTAATGAATGGTTGGCACAATTTCAAGCCAAGGAAAGTACAGAGATTCCCGCCGATATTTATGATGCGATTATGGTACAACTGAAGAAGGAGCGAATTACGAATATGAGTACTCTTAAGCCGACGAAGCTGCGAGAGATTCTACGAAAGATGAAATGCTCTAAATATTACGAACACATTCCTCATATCATTAATCGACTAAACGGACAAAATGCCCCCTTCATGTCTCGTGAAGATGAAGAGAAATTGCGTCATATGTTTCGTGAAATTCAGCCCTCTTTTAAGAAACATTGCCCGAAGGGGCGTCGCAATTTCTTGTCATATGGTTATGTGCTTTATAAATTCTGCGAATTGTTGGAAATGGATGAATATTTGTCGTGCTTCCCTTTGCTTAAAAATCGCGATAAGCTTTATCTGCAAGATAAGACGTGGCAGCAGATATGTAATGATATGGGTTGGGGTTATCTTCGCACTGCGTAAGGATTTAACAAAATGTCTTATAATTTGTATTATGATATATGCAAATTTGATTTACATTAAAACCCTATTTAAAAAACATGGAAGCTTAAAGTATTCAACTTCTAATTGAATTATACTAAAATTTAATAAATAATTTTTATCAAAAAATAATTTATTAAAATATAATATTATAGTAATATGACATCACTCTCTGGCCAGTTTTTTTATCACTTAATAGTGAACAATCTCGCACCGATTCTTGCATCCAGTGCAACAAGTATTTCCTCTTCCTATTTTTCAAATCGTGCTGCACCTCCTCTTCCCGCACTGGTTAAGTCTGAAATAGACGATGAGCGTGAATTAGATTTATTACAAATGGATCGTATGTTAAAATGGATGAGTTTGATTTTTGAAGATTCTGTTGCACCCAATTCTACACCAGGTTCTCCTGATACTATTCAAATAGGTGATACTCATAAGGGCTATAAGAAGGAGCTTTATAGTATCTATATGACAATTTGTTCCGATTTTAGTCAATATCAGAACTGGAAGAAATACAATGCAAATATATGGATATTTTCTTCGTATCGCAACAAAGATACAAAAGCACTTGCAAAAAAGATTTTAGGAGATGTCAAATTATTTCATGAGGGCCTCAAAATGTTTTCGATGTTTGAGAAATTATAAAATTGACAATTTTTATATGATTTTAATTTTTAATCATGTCGCTTCTACCCCATATCCAATTTCTCAAACAGCGCATGGCGATGATATCGTGTCTTCCAACTCGTTTTGAATATTATTCTGCTATTCATCTTACACAACTCCACAATATATGCTTTTATGCCTATCAGGATATTCCAATTAGCCATAAACGCAGAGCAGGATTCCCTCTTACCGATATAGGAATTGATTTAATTGATGACACATTTAATCATATCGTACAAGTCAAATACTATGGCCCACGTTACAAAATTCATTATGGTAAACTCTCTACCTTTCTTGCCACTCCGATTCTGGTGGGACAAAAACATCTTCAGATGACACTTGTTCGAACTCATCATTCAAAACTTCATTCTAACATTCATCAAATCGTTCAACGTGGAGATCTTAATGATATTAAACTGTGCTCTCAAGAGTTCCTGAAAAGTATGAAAGATTAATTGCAAGGTGATTGATTAATTGTAATCAAACAACATAATATCCTGTACTTTGGGAAATATGTTATTTTTAAAGATATCAGAAAAGAGGAGTCATGTAGCATTTTATTTTAATACACGGAACAGAATCAGGTTTATTCAAAAATGAGTACTTGTAAATGCATTTATTTACATGCGTGCTGGGAAGCCGACAAGGTTGGCACCGAGACCAAAGCCAGCACCCTGGCGGGCGGTGACACCGACGGAGGGCGACACGGCGTCAAGGATGGCGAAGACGACGGCGGCGAGGACGGCGAGGGTGGCGACTTCATCAAATGGTAGCGACTTCTTAGGGATAAAGATAGCGGCGGCAGCGATCACGAGACCTTCAATCAGGTACTTAATAATGCGATTAACAATTTCAGCAAATCCGTAGCCCATCATTTTTCTATATTCATTCCTAAGAAAAAAACTCATCGTAGCCCCGAATGGAGTTTAAAGCTTGCTACATCTAAATTGATAGAGATGAGTACCACACAGAAAGTAGAATCGGTAAATGAGCCCGTAGTGGAAGACTTTTTGGATGAAGACGATGAGATTTCAGGCCAGAGATATGTACTACTAAGCTTTCTCAGTCCGGAGAAAGTTCTTGATAAAAAGGAATTGTTCTTTTTTCAGCGTTTCCTACATGCATATGAGGTTGACTGGAAGGTAAAGAATTTGGAGAAGTTTTTGATGGAGACCGTACAGAATATTAACAAGGAGTTGGATGAGAAGGCGGCTGAACTTGAGAAAGCCGAACAGTTTGATTCTGCTACAATTTGCCGTAAAAATCGTCTACAGACAAGTGACATCATGTCATCATATGGCTCATTCGTTCAGAAGAACAAGGAAGACTTGAATAAGACAAAGATTGTGAGCGCCTATGATGATTTTATGTATACACATAAGACAAAGTTGGAAGAGGAATTCTATGCTCTTAATGATTTCCGTACTACAATTCGCGGCGTGAAGGTACGTGGTGTATATGGCAATCCCAAGGAAGCAGAATTGAAGGCAAAGCGACTTCAGTCAAAGGACAAGTATCATAACATTTTCATGGGTGAGGTTGGCAAGTGGACTCCATGGGATCCTTCCCCTCATGAGGTAAAAGATCAGGAGTATAACAACGACCAATTGAATTCACTCATGAAGAAGTATAAGGAGAATGAGGATTCACGTGAGAAGTTTTTTGAGGAGCGAACAAAGACGTCAAAGGCTGTTTTTGGTGGCGCCACTCCTGGCCCTGACGCGGCACCCTCCAATCAGTTTCAGAGTATGTTTGGCGGCCAGGCAGACTTGGCAATGCAGCGTAAGGTGGAGAAGCCAGTTCTTACTGTCGAGCGTGTCAATGAAGCAGATGCAAAAGAGAATGTGGTGGTCGAGCCAAAGGAAGAGAAGAGCGATTAAAATCTCAAAACATTGAAATTGTTTTCCATCCAATAATTTCGGAATCATCCAGCATTCCACTGGGTAGAATTCGAATTGTTTTATTAATATGATTCCCATTTCGATCATCAAAATGAAGCATATTATGCTCTATTCGTGTTACCACAGCTACATGACCGGTTTTCAGTGTGGGTGTACTACGATAGATAAGTAAAGACCCAATCTTAGGTAATACACGGCCATCATGAAGAACGGATACAAAAGAAAAACGCTTATTATCTGTAATACGAGTAATCGTACTAAGATTCCAGATATTAATCGCATTGTCTACATTATCAAATATCATATCATAATGAAGTAATAGCCATCGTCGGGCAAACTCGACACATTGAAATTTAATTCCTGTGGCAAAGAGTCTGTCACGATGTCTTATGTAATTAATAAAACTCATATTATTATATCTATATAAAAATATAAATATAATATTATAATGGTGATATATTTATTTATGAATAATATCCGTTATCCAAGTTAATATTGCTTTTTGGAAAGATCTTTACGCAACGATTGCTCGTACCATCGCAAAAAGTGCCTTCCTCGCATGGTTCTCCACTCTCATTTGGAGAACGGCATAGATATTTGGTATTGGAATCGGGGGTATAGGAGGGTGAGGACATGCTGGCCGCTGCTGGAACATCCATAAATCCTGACATAACAAAATGTACTTCATTTGTATCAATATAACGAACAATCATTGGTAAAATGACAATTGCAACAACCAGCAAAACAAGCATTGCTCCAATTCCCATTGCTTTCGAGTGAACCATTTCTAGCAAAAGGTTAGGTTTTATTCATAGCTTATTTCTATAAATTTAACGATATGGATACGCAGTGGATGGTGTAATTGGTAAAGGAGAATTAGTTGGTAGAATGGATGGAACATCAGAGGAACAATATCCATTGATACACCGTATGTCTTTACCCGAACACGAGGGCAGATTTACACCACAACGCCCCGCATCCACAAATAATTCAGATGTTTTACTTGTTAGTATGACGCAAAGTAGCATGCCTCCAAGTAATATAATAAATAACGAGCCCGCAAAATGTTTTAGTCTCATGTGTGTCTCTATTAATATTTCTTATTTACATTAATCGTAGGACCTCGTAATTTCATATTAGCTTTGGGATCGTAATGATTCATATCTTCTTCCTCTTTTACTCGAGCTAACATTTCTGATTGTCGCCATAATTCTGGAGCACCTATCTTAAAATCACCATGCACATCTGCCTTATACCAAAAAATAATATCTTCCAATTTATTACTCTGTGTTGCATTACAAACCACTAAACATTCATAATTTTGAGTACACTGATCCATCATTTGACAAAAGAATTCAAAGGAGGGAAAAGCAGAACCATAATTTTCATAGAGACGTTTACGATTATTCATATAGGGTTCTCTTAAAATAAAGACGTAATCTACATTTGTACGCAAAGCAGGCTGAATACCAAGAGGAAATTGCATGGTAATGAGGAAGAAAACCTTGAGCCATCGACCATTCATAAACAAATATTTAATATTTTTATCATGAGTCCATGAATCGTCATACATACAATCATCCAAAATCATAAATGCACGAGGATCGATATTTGATTTAATCCCTTTATCAGTATCTTGTTGAATTCGTTGCATGACTAATTTTTGGCGTTTCACAAAATTAGCTAAAATAACAGGGTTATATTCTCCATGAATAAACATGGGTGGAACAATCTTTTTAAAGAAACCGTTCGACTCTTCCGTACCTGAAATCACACATCCCATTGGCATATCTTGGTGATGAAAGAGCAAATCTCGCACAATCGTAGACTTTCCAGTTCGGCGTCGGCCAATAAAGACTGCAACCGCATCTTGTGGAATTGATTTCATAGAAAACTTCCGGAGATTTACACTAACTGC